GCGCCAGATTCTTCTGTTGATGCCGCCATTTTGTTGGCTGAAGCCCCGTATTGATCCGTAAGATATTGCGCTGTCTTCATTAAATCATTGAGGCCAACTTCTCCGTTCTCAAGCGCTTTTTGCAACTCTGGACCGGTTTTGCCAGCGGCTTTGGCGATGGCATTAAATGCTCCAGGCAACCGTTCGGCGATTTGATTGATTTCTTCAGCACTAACTTTTCCTTTTGAAAATATCTGCGTTAATGCTGTCATTGCACCAGCAACTTCCTGAGCTCCGCCGCCAGTTGCCTTAATTGCTTGAGTAAAACCGCGCATTACAATTTGCGCATCGTTTACATTACCGCCAGCGCCAATAACAGATGCTGATAATTTTGTAAATCCTGCTGTTGCTTCTTTGATCGGTACGTTAAGAGATGTGCTAATTGAACTAATAGCATTTTGTGCTGCCGCATATTCCTCGGACGTTTTTGTAACGCCTTTTAACGCAATATTTAATTTAGTAATTTCAGACGCATAGGTTGCGGTATCACCTATAGATTGCCTTAACATACCAACTTGTGCGCCAATAGCACCACCAACTAATGCACCGCCGGGGCCACCAAAAGCGCCTATGGTCGCGCCTAAAGCACCTTCAGGGCCGCCAAATACACCAGCAGCAGCTACAGCACCTACAGTTTGACCTGCGGTAGCAAGTCGTTGACGACGTTGCGCAATTCTTTGTTCTGCTTTCTCTCTAATTGATGCGGCATTATTAACCCGGTCGAGAAAGTCACGCCCAGCAATATCGGCCTGCTGTTGATGCTGTGCCTGCTGTTTCTTAAATGCAGCATCTTGCCGCTCAATTTCTAATTGATTATATTTTTCTTGTATTTGTAATTTCTCTTGGCGACCTCTATTAGTTATATTATTCATCTGGTCTAACGCTAACTCAAGCCCTGTCAACCCTTTAGTCGTAGCCTCGTAATCTAATTGTTGCGGGCCCAGTTGTGGGCCACCAATGTTTTGTTGTTTCCTGCGCCAATATTCAATATCATTAGTTTGAAACCCTAACCTTGGAGCAGGTTCTAACCTTTCAGCAGGACGCCCCATGCCTTGCAGGCCTTCTTTCCCGCCAGTTATTGGGCCAGCACTTGATTTAAATTCTTTAGCTGCTGTATTAGCAGCATTAAAGCGATTTTCTACTGTTTTTAAATCATTACTAAGATCACGATATTCTTTACTCGTAAGTGCAACTTGATCTTTTAATAATTTTAATACTGTTACCGATGTACGCAGATCACTTGTTGATGCTTCAGCCGCATTACCTAAAGATTTAGCCGCATCACGCAATTTGCTTATATCTGCCGCTGCTGGTTGCGCTGTATTTTGTAATGAACGTACAGCAGACTTTAAACCTTCAACTTGCTCAAGGCCACTAACCAGAGCCTTAATTGTAAATTCAGTTGCGGGATTAGCCATTTTTATTCATCGCTCCTAATGCAGCAGCTTCCATGACCTGCAAGCCTTCAAACATCTTGCGTTGGTCACTGACGCCGTACATTTCAAACGCCCATCTGATCGCATTATAGTCTAACCCAGTAGCACCGCTCATCCCAATACGCCACTGCGTTTGCACACGTAAAAACATTACAACTATATTCCAGTTGTCTTCCCATACTTCAAAGTCAGTAGATTGCTGCGGCAAGTTGGGCTTGTTTATGCCTAATCCTGCCGCATCTTTTGCCGTATCATCTATAACGCCGCCACTTGCCCAATGCTCAGCAGCGGCTTCTAGTTTTTTCTTTTTGCTCCAGTCAGGCTAGCAAAAAATGCTTGCACGATAGCACCAGCAACTAATGGCACATCAAGTAGTTTACCTAATGCTTCATTGCTATAAGGCACATCAGCACCTTTGGCATCTGTAACACCTTTCCAGCCTGTAATTACTTCACGCGCAAATTCAGCATCCTTAATAGTGTCTGTGTTGCTGCGTTCAATTACTTGTTCAATTCGTGATTGTGGCAGTCGCTTAAATTCAGCATCAAAAGTTTGCTTTTCAAAGCGGCCACCATCAACCGGAAATTCAACAGTAACAGGCCAACTGTAGCTATCGGATTGAGCAAGAACAAATGCCATGGTGTCTAGGTAAAGGCAAGGGATAATTCGTCATTGCCTGCCGCTGTTGGTGTTGCAACATAAGGCAGGTTTAACATTGCGATGCCGTTCATGTCGGTGTAAGACGCATCAGCGAGATCTGATTGTGCCATTGTAAGCGTCGCTATGTTACCAGCGGTGGTGCCATGCTGCAACGTAATGCTACCAGTAGTCGATCCAGTGCTCACAGTAAAGTAATTTTTAGCGGCGAGCAATACTGCCTCAATTTGCAATGTGCCGCTAGGCTTGCGGTCAGTAATAATAACTTCTTTGGTGCCGCCCACCAATTCACGGTAAATAATTTCGTTGCCAAAATCAAGGTCAATTGATTGCAATGCACCTGAATAACTAAATGCCGAAAAACTGGTTGTATTAGTATTTTTAAATACTAAAGGTGTTGATTGATTTGTGTAAGTAGGTGCCGCAAGCGCTGTATCAGTTGGGGCATTAAAAATGCCGGTCATTGTGAATGCAATCGTTGGGATCGCACCTACCGTGCCATTCAATGTAAATGTTCCACGAGCGCCAGTCACAATATGGCGAATGCCATCTTGGAAAAAATACAAAGTCACAGAGCTGAAGCTGGCGCTAACCGGGGCATAAGTAGCACTTGTACTTGTTACCAAAGTTTCAGCTAGCCCGCAAGCTTTTAGCACGGGGCCATAAGCTGGTGCAGTACCAGCAGTACCCGAACCGGCTAATTCAACTTCAAAAGTTACCTGCACTCGTGTATTTGCTAGTAACTGTTCATAATTACCAAGATATGGCCGGATCAATTCCCGCTGCACAATATCTGATTGCAATGGCACAATTTCTAGATTGCGCACCAATATGGCATTAGCCGACCCAGTTGGTGTCGAATCAGTGCCGTAGGTAGCTTCAGTTTTGGCTAGAAGCAGCCTTTTGCGAGTCAGTAATGGCATTGGTCAGTTCCTCAGGTGCGGTGTTGGCGGTAGCCGGGGCAGTACGCTCGATGAGTTTACGCTTACCGGTTTTAGGATCTAGCAGGTAAGACCCGCCTTGACCCCAATACTCATCCACTATCATAGCCATGTTTAACTTGCGAGATTAGTAACCGAGGTGCGATATTGCACTCGGTAGTCGCACATCACAACCCCTGCAGGTTGGTCTGCTTCAACTATATCAAATGTAACACCAATTGGTTGGATGTCAATTGCGTAACCACCAAGCGTTAAATCCGCCATAATTTTAGCATGTAAACTTTCAACGATTGGATCTGCAATTTGATCTGGGATCTCTCCGCGTACGATAACAGCTACCCGCACCGTAAGGCTCCAATCTAAAGTTGGCAGGCTAGTGTTTTGATCTGCCGTATCACTTAATGGCTCAACCACAATTGCAGGTGATTCGGCCCTAGAGATCGGTCCAACCCTGCTGCGGTAGATCCTGGTGCTAACGCCAGTTGTACCAATTAATGCAGTACGTATTGCGGTAACAATGGTTTCACGTTTTGTTGTCATGTTTTTTGCAATCCAATTTCAACAAAAGCACCATCATCAATGAACCTGGTTTCGCGCACCATATAAGCAGTACCTGCAACCGTGATTACATCCTCATATTTTAAGGTGCCAAAATCCGTCGCAAGTGCTGTCAGCACGTAATCAGTGGTTAGCACCATATCGCCTGCCACCACCTGCGATGGCATATCAAGGATGCCTAATGCTGTCGTGGCGCCAGCGGTGCAGCTAACGCCAAAATCGTACAGGAGCCCTGATAGGTTTTCAGTTACTGCCACGCTGGTTACTCTTGCTCGCTAACTGCTGGAGCCTTTGATGCTTCATAAGCAGCAATAACTTCTGGTGTCCACAACGCAGCAGCAATTGCTTGTAGTTCTTCGCAATCATCGCTTACATCTTCACCAGGAGTGCGGACATAACGGTGATAAGTCTTGCCTACTTCCACACCATTTTTTTCAATGA